GATACTGTAAGCGAAATAACTTTTAATGAAGCAGGAGCGAATGTAGACTTTAGAGTAGAAGGAGATACTGACGCAGATCTATTATTTACAGATGCATCAACTGATAGAGTTGGTATCGGAACAAACAGCCCGACTGAAAAACTTACTGTAGAGGGGGTGATAAAGTTCTCAGGGGGTTATGTTTTAGACTCGGCACACTCCCTTCGCCTTGATTCCGCTTCGGGGCAACCAGTCACAATAAGCGTTGCTGACTCAGAAAAATTCAGAGTTCATTCAGACGGTAATGTTGGCATAGGAACAGCAGCACCAGGAGAAAAACTAAGTGTAGTTGGTAATATAAGTGCTAGAGATGCTGTATGTGTAGCTGGGGCTGCACTTGTAAGTACGGCAGGTAACCAAACCATAGCAGGAACAAAGACATTTTCTGGTATTGGTACTTTTTCAGGCAATCCAATCAGATTGCTAAGTACTTATGCAGATGCTTTGCCTTCTGCCTCCCCCGCTGGACAAAGAGCTTTTGTCCAGGATGCTCAATATTCATTGGCAGATAATATTGGGAACACTGTCAGTTCTGGAGGTAGTAATTTTTCTCCTGTATATTCTGATGGATCTAATTGGAAGCAAGGCTAATTTAATTTTGTAGCGTTGAACAGGTGCATCAGAGCCTTTGTTAACAATGAGAGCACGTGGGAGCCTGTTAGGGCGCGTGTATCTGGTAATATTTGTTACAGTTGAAAGTTGCGTCTCAGGCTCTACCGCAGATGTATCATGGATGGTTATTGGCGAACGACAAGATACACATATGTTGAATGTCTCTAATATGACAGATGATAACGGTAAGGTGATAGTAGAGCCGGATCGAATTGGTTAATCTAACCAATATATCCCATATTCACTAGTCTACCTATTTCAGGTGTCCATGGACCATCTTTTGGGTCTACTTCAGCAATAGTTGCGTTAGCAACGATAGCCGCCTTATAATGTGTGGATGTAGATCCTGTGATTGTTACTCGGACAGCTCTTCTATCTGATTTTCTAACAATTACAACATCTAAAGTTCCGCTTGCGTGAGTTCCTTTACAAGCAACAGTTAAAGTGTCAATGCCGATATTACTTAAATCTGTTGAGGAAACATCGTTAGTGTGGTCACCATTACTCCCTGAAAAAACGGGCCAATTATTCCATACAGCATAATAATCGTTATTTGCCGTGGCATTAGCAGTAGTACCAATGCCATAATTGGAAGAGGCAACATAATGATCTCTGTCCCGTTTGAGTCCCTGGCCTGGACGAGCACCGGAACTTCCATCAGCTAATTTAATAGTGGTAAACTTCATGTAATTATTTATTGATTTGAGGTTACTTTTACTAAAATATTTTCTATTAAAACAAAAAAAAACAGCAGAGCTTTCGCTCTGCTGTTTCTGTGATTTGTCTCTCGACTGCTGCTTAGTCAGCGATGTACTATTAGAAGTATACTGCCTGCGAGCCTGGAGTGAACTGTGTACCGAGTCCCTGAACAAGTATGACATGATAATAGAGATTTGCTCCGAAGATGTTGTCAACAACACCATAACGAGTAAGCAAGCCAACACGTGGTGCGAAGTCGTTAGGACCAATGGTTCTCTGTACCATGACAGGAATGTAAGGACAATAGATGATACCAGTATCGTAGAATTCAGGACCTTTGTATCCAAGAAGAGCATACTCAATAGCAGCGGTACGTGTAGCACCGTTTGTAGTGTAAGTTTGCTCGTCGTAGACGTTAGAGTTCTGAACCTCTGTACGGGTATCGCGGTAAACGCTGAATCTCCCACCGAGTGAACCAACCTTTGCAATGCCAACAGGCTGTGTATTTACGTCACCTTGTACAGGTACCCACTGGAATTCAGGGAGCATCTCAAGGATAGCAGCTACACGAGGTGTACAAACAATAAAGTTTGCAGCACCACGTCTGTTACGCACGGCGATTCGATTGGCTTCGATGATAAGACGCTGATAGAAGTCTCTATTACGCTCTACTAACCAACGACCATCTGCAGAAGCAGGTGACCAGAAGGAGAATCCTTTATTAGCTCCAGCATTAAGAGCTGACTGAATCATTCTCATGAGCATTTCACGGTCGATCTCAGCTTGAATTTCGTATGACATAGCATTCGTAATTTCAGCATCGATATCGATTCCGTTCATGTTCTTAAGATCTTGCTCAAGCTCGACGGACCAACGTGCGCCAAGGCGGCGTGTGCCGGCCTCAACAGCGGTCTTCTCGAACTTAACCTCGACCTGAGGAATGTTTCCAGTAATCTCAAAAGCGGATAGGATCTGTGCAACACCTTGATCTTGATCAGCGAATGACCAGTTAGAGTCATCACCAGACAAGCTGTATGACGAAGCACCGGTAAAACGTGTATCAAGGAGTTGATAACCAAGCTCATCTGCATTAAGACCGTCAACACCAGTATAGTCATTTCCAGCACCACCAGTACGTGCGCCAGAAGACGCACCTGCAGGGGTGTTTGGAGGAGTACCAGGACCGGTGAGGGCGCCGTTCTTATCAGAACCATCGACACCATAGCCGAGGTATTCATTCTGATAAGCATAACGGAGAGCGAATGCAAGTCCAACAGGACCTGACATAGGCTGCACGCCAACGATTTCGTTAGTAATGAGCTCAGGGAACGTACGACGTATCATCGGGATAAGTACCTTAGGAAGACGAGCGTCACCTGCTGCGTAGTTGTCTCCGGAATTGATAGTACCGTCAGTCGGGTTGTATAAACTCGACATAGTAGCACCTTTTCCGAAAGAACCTCCACCAACAGAGGACCCCTCCTCAACACACCATCTTTCTTGGTTCTCAAGAAGAATAGCAGTATTCAAGCGGGTATGATCGTCTTCGATGGGCTTAACACTATCAGACGAGTATTCAAGAACAGGTGCCCACTTCTCAAGAAGTGAATCTGCTCTATCTCTATCGATAAATGATTGCGGTTTATTCATATTAGACGTTTCCTTTCATTTTTGCCTCATGGGATCTAGTCCCAAGTTACTCAGGTGTCAAGCACCTCGTTGTTCAGGGGAAAAAATTACTTATGGACGCGTTTTAACTCCTCTAAATAGGGGTTATGTGCGCCTTTTGGCTTTTCTTTCTTAGAAATTATTCGTGGGGCATCTGTTTTAACTTTGCGTTGTACAAATGCTTCTTCTTTAATCACCTTAATACGCTCATTCTCTTTTTTGTCAAAGAGTTTAGCGGTATATTCGAAGTTTTCTTCAATAAATTTAGGTGTCTTATCACTTAAAATCTTTTTCAAATACTCTTTCTTCTTATCTGATATACCTGCAGTTTTTGTCTCGAGCAATAAATCTGCTTTGTTTTTATGATACGCCTCTTTTAAAAGGTTATTTTCTTTCTCCAATTTATTCACTTGCTCTGTAAGTGAACTAATTTGCTGTTTTCCATCTACTACAGCTTCTTTAACTGATTCATTCATGAGTGATGAATCGACTGCTAAAACTTTTCTTAAATTGTTCAGAACATCGCGCGCTCCACGATTTTGTGTAGCCTCAGTGATGGCCTTTGTAGGTACACTCTCTTGAATATACTCTTCAATATAATCAGAAATAGATTCAACGAGAGTATTTTTAAATTTACTAGCATCTGCGCCTAATTCTCTTTCATATTTCTTAACTACCTTAACTAGCTTAATAGCGTTGCTATGATCAATAGCTTCTACAACTCTTGTAAGCTTGGTAGAGTGATCTTTATCAATAGCTGATACAAGTTCTTGTAACTTTTCAGCATAAAGTTCATCTTGATTAGTTAATGCTGCTTCAACCTGCAATTCAATCTTCTCACTAATGGCAGTTTCTATGTCATCAATAGATTTTTCAGATAAAATCTTTTCAGCTTGTTCGGGTAATACGTTTTTATTCATAATTAAAAGAGTGGTTTTTCTGCAGCTTTACTAATCCTTGTTGTTATTTTGTCGTTAATAATGCTCTTTAAATATTTATGCGCCTCTGCATAATTTTTATTAGAAATATGCTCGATAAACTTAACAATCTTCTTTTTTCTGTTGGCCATAATATTATTTATTATATAGAGTTAATAAAAGTAAGGATTTTGTTACGCAAAAATGCATCTATGTCTTTTTTAGGTAACGTTTTAATTGATTTCTCAAAATTATCATACACTTCTTCATATTTATTATCATCTACCATTACCCATTGTTTGGATTCTAGTATACCATTTACAAAAGCCTTGGGGTATGATGGATCAGCTACACAATCAATAGCTACCAATTTCATGTTTGTAACTGTATTAAAGTCGGATCCTTCTTCTAATGTGCCTAAAGCACGTGATGACATGCCAACTTTAACACCATCATTGATTAAAGACCTAACTATTTGACCACATGGTGTTGTTAGTACCTTACTTTTACCATAAAACACGTTACCATCTTGTGTTAATTCAGTTACCATGTGACAAGCTCTCTCTAAATCTACATCAGCTGTTGTTGGGTGGTTAAGTTCACCCATTGCTCGTCCCGGAGTCACCATTTCTTCAATGTAACGACTAGCTTCTCTCTTTAATTCATCTAAAGGGTATAGTCTGTTGTTTCTGTTTATACCTTCGGCCATCATATACGGTCCCTTAATATAGAGATTTGAAGGAGAGTTTCTATCTACCTCCTCTTCAATATATTCAAACTCATCATTTACATCAGGTTTTTCGACAACCAGGTTCAGTTTTAAAGCCATAATATTATTTAATCATCTTTTATAATAAAGCTCATTTTCCGTTAAAATAATAAAGGAATACCCTCGTTTTTTACCGTATTTCTTTGCTGCTTCCCACTTAGCCTGGTTGGTAATGTATGCTTTTTGCTCATATATAATGTGTTGCTTCTTTTTATACTTAGTTGTAGGTTTAAGTGTTTGTTTATATGGCTTAATTTCTACCAAATACTTGTTAATTTCTGATCCTTCTTTAATAACTATAAAATTATCTACATAGTATCTATGCATTCTATTATCTAACGGGCTTCTATACGGCACTACAACGTTTTCGCTACCCCATTTTAATACATTTTCATTATTATCACAAAATCTAAAAAATTTTAACTCCAACCCCGACCTATAGATAGCACGTTCTCCTATAAATTTATCAATATTATTAGGTACAAAGATACCTTGACGCCATTTTCTAGGCTTTTTCATCCTACAAAGAACATTGTCGGGTCAGCATCACCGAATCCAGGTGATGCACCTTGTAGTAACTGAGCTTCTAATTCTTTCTTACGTTCGCTACCCTCTTGTAACATGTCATAGTTAAGCGCCCCGCCTCCTAGAAGTTGCACGCTGCCGAATTTACCCCTAACTCGGCCGATAGTCATCATGCTTAAGGCTAATGAGTATTCATAGACCCACTGCTCCATAATAACATCACGAATTGCACGCTCTAGATAACAAGCAACAATTCCATAGAACTTACCCCCACTAGGTTGTGGGTATAATTGCATATACTGTGTACGTGGATCAAATTTTATGTCGCGCCTGGTCGCTAATAGCTTTTCTCTGGTATCTAACCACTCCTTTAGAGTATACCATGATACCAAATCAAATCCATAGTTTCCTAAAGCATAACTAAAGTATGTTTGTTGAGCTAGAGTTTGCTCTAATGTAAATAATGTATTAATACCTGTAGTTGAACCTTCTTCAAAATCAGTTACATCCACCACTTTTCGGTAATCCATTATATCGTAATCAAATACATTTTGATAAAATATGGCATTGGACGCGGATCCTTCATATGTAAGAGTGTTTTTTACAGTTTCTTTAAAATGAGCAGATAGACCTGAGTTAAACGAGGTAATAGATGAATATAATGCATGCCCAAATAATTCAAATTGTTCAATTCCTGGAGATTGACCGCTTAAATCATAAGAAAATGTTGAAGATAGAGCACTTGAAGAAGAAAATACACTTCCACTCAGCGTTGAAGTCGCAACAAATAAAGTTGGACCAAAAGCTTTAGTGTAAGGTACTTTCGACCCATAAAATTCCGGTCCAGGTCCGATAGGATTTGTACCACCGGTTTTTCTTCTATTGGTATCTAAATCTGTATTTGCTAAAGTATAAAGTAGATCTAAACGTATCCCTTTGTTGTTTTCATATGTATCTGAATCAAATATTAAGAATTCTTTTGTAAAGCCTGCAAATTTAGTAAAATATTCTACCGCTATTTGTATGTTTTCTCTAAGTTGGTCGGTGTGTATCTCTAAAGATATTAAAGGATACCCTAGGGTTCTTTTTATTCTATCACCTAATCTATCGTATGTTTCTATTTTACTATTGAGATTGGTAGATAGAAACGCAGAAAGTGGTTGAATAGTGCATGCAAGTGCCATAAAATTATTTATTCAGACTAAATAAATATATGGCGACATCACCTCCTAAAAGTAACGAACAGTACACAAGTACGTACTTCAACGAAAATCAGTGTTTTTCTTTTTCAAGACATGTTCCAACATCAGTAGTCCAGTTATCCGGTCAAGATCCTAATGCACCTGCTCCCTATGGCACTAATACAAATACAGCCCCGGCTGTTGCGGTAAAAGTTGGGCAGCCATGCTCTGAGATTATAATTTATAATACAACTGGAGGAACGTTAGAAATCTTCGTTGATACGAGTGGTAATTATGGAACGGTTAGAGCTGACCATGCAATTAAGATCCATAATAACCATGAGACAACTATTAGAGGTCTTACAAATGTAAATCAGGTATCTGCAAAAGCTGGATCAGCTGGTATTGTGCATTATAGAACTCAATTCTATAGTAGTAATCCTTCTAGGTAGGCTCTTCTGTTTCTACTGTAGTATCAACTTCGGTTTC